AGGGCTGATAGTAGAAGCAAAACTAAATACAACAATGCTGTTACTAAAGGTAACGCTTACATAGCAGCAAATTAATTTGATATACTAATATTAAGTGAGGTATTAATATGGATGATAAAAATATTGTAATAGGTTGTTTAAATTTAATTGATCTTGGCTCTCAAAGAGGAGCATGGCAAGGTCCAGAATTATCTAATGTAGGAGCATTAAGAAATGCTTTGGTAGAAATAGCAAAAACATTTCCTGAAATTAAAAATCAGGAAAAGGTAGAAGAAAATGAAACAGAGAATAAAAAAAGTTTGGGAAGCGATAAAAAATAGCTGGAACAAACTAAAAGCAAAAATAGTTAGTATTTTTAAAAAAGAAAAGAAATGAAAAATGCTGCTGAAAAAATAGCAGCACATGAACGTGAATGTGCTATACGCTACGAAAATATTGAAAAAAGACTAGAAGATGGCTCTAAACGATTTGATCGTTTAGAAGCTATGTTATGGGCTGTGTATCCATTTATTATTGGTGCACTTATAGTTAGTGAGTATTTATCGTGAGTAGAGCAAAAAAAACAGTAGCAAGAGTTGCAGCAAAATTAAAAAAAGCTAGTCAAGCTCATGCACAACAGGCTAAAACTTTAGATGCTATTAAATTTAAAAAAGGCGGAAAAAGCAAAAGCAAAGTTAATGAGGCAGGTAATTATACAAAACCTGGTTTAAGAAAAAGATTATTTAATTCAATTAAAGCAGGAAGCAAAGGAGGCAAACCAGGTCAATGGTCTGCTAGAAAAGCTCAAATGCTTGCAAAAAAATATAAGGCTTCAGGTGGCGGCTACAAGTAGTGTTGAGATAAAAGGAATACAAATACCGACATCTAAACATCCTGAAGTAATAAAACTTAAAAAATTAAACAATGTTCATTCCATGCATGGTAATAAAGTATGGAACTCATCATTAGTATTAATTGATGCTTTAAATCAATACGATATAGTAAATACCAAAGTAGCAGACTTAGGATGTGGCTGGGGTGCATTATCTTGTTACTTACAAAAACAAGGTGCTAAAGTTACTGGTTATGATTCTGATGTATCTGTAAAACCATATTTTGAATTAATGTCAAAGTTAATGGATGTTAATCCAAAGTTTGTACATAAAGATATATTTGATGAAGATTTACCTATGACATTTGATAGTTATGTTGCTTGTGATGTTTGTTTTTGGGATAAACATATAGAACATTGGATTACTTTAATTGAAGAACTAGCATACAACAATAAACAATTATTAATGTGTGATCCTGGTAGAGAAACATTTTGGAAGTTGTTAGAAAATTGTCAAGTACCACATACAGTGCAAAGACAATTTATAAAAGAACCGAGAGAAACAGATTCATATATAGTTATATTTGGAAGTTAAATGGCATTAAAGAAAACACAAAAAAGTTTAAAAAGATGGACAGATCAAAAATGGACTACAGCTAGTGGTAAAAAATCTAGCGAAACAGGTGAAGTATATGCACCAAAAAAAACTATAGAAAAATTAAAATCAACACCTAGTGGTAGACGAAAACTTTCAGCAGCAAATAAAAAGAAAAGAGCTGCAACTAAAGCAGGTAAACAACACGCTAGGCATGGTTTGCATAAAGGCAAAAGAAGATAATGTACGAATATAGATGTGAAATATTAAGAGTAGTAGATGGAGATACAGTTGATGTAATTATCGATTGTGGCTTCGATATATATCATAAAGCTAGAGTTCGTATGTATGGCATCGATACGCCAGAGTCAAGAACAAGAGACTTAGATGAAAAAGCTAGAGGTAAACTTGCAGCACAATATATTATTGATCATATAGATAATGGTGATGAAGTTGTTATAAAAACTGAAAAAGATGGCAAGGGCAAATTTGGAAGGATACTAGGAAAAATATTTATTGATGGTAAGAATATTAACCAGTCTATGATTGATGAACATTTAGCAGTAGAGTATTTTGGACAAAGCAAATCTGCTATAGAAAATGAACATCTTGTTAATAGACAAATACTTATTGATGAAGGTAAGTTTAGTCCAGTTGAATAATGGATGATGTAATAAAGATAATAAATGAAGTTGGCTTTCCAATAGCTGCAGCAGCAGGTTTAGGTTATTTTATATGGAAACTAATAATGCGTATTATTGATGGTATGGAAACTAAACTAGATACATTAGATGATAAACAAGCTGAACTCATAGCTAACATGGAAGATAGATTAGGTACAAAACTAGATTCACAACATAGTATTTTAGTTGCATTAATAGATAGAGTTCGTAGTTTAGACAATGAAATAATTAGACAAGATACTTTAATTAAAACAATTTTAGGAGTGCCACAACTTATTGATAGCAATAAGATAGCAAAAGCAGATAGAGATGATCAAAGAAAAGATTAAAGATAAAGGATATTCTTATGATATCCATAAATATTACGTTAATAAACGTAAAAGAACAGGGTGTGTTTTTTATTTAATTCCATTTTTAATATTACCTGTTGTTGCAGATGAGCTAACATTTAAATTTAAATCACCATCTTTTAGTGGTATAGGTACATCAGCACATTATTTAACTATAGATAATCAAGAATATACTAGAAGAGAAGCTGTAAAAGCAGAAATAAAAGCTTTGAAAGAAGCAGCAGAAAGAGAAGAAGAGAATACAACTCTTGCTAGATTTATTCGTAATTTTGAATCAAGAATTTTTGCTCAATTATCTAGACAATTAGTTGAACAATTATTTGGAGAAAATCCAGCTACAGAAGGTAGCTTTACGCTGTTTGATAATATTATAACTTGGACATCAGATGGAACATATATCACATTAACTATTTACAATACACTAGATGAAAGCACTACTGAAATCACTATACCTATTGGCGACTTTGGCTTTGGTAGCTAGTTGTGCATCTGTATCAAAATATAATTTACCATGTGTTACAAATCCTGATCAAGACTATAAAGACGTAGTAACTATAGTAAGCAAAGCAGAGTGTTTTTCAGCAGAAGCTTTTGTTAATGAACCAGTTACAGAAGCAATAAAAAACATACCAGAAGCAAAAAGAAAACCTGTAGTGGCAGTATATAGATTTCAAGATCAAACAGGTCAAAGAAAATCTATAGATGGTTATGCAAGTTTTTCTACTGCTTTAACACAAGCACCAATAAATTATTTAATAAGAGCTTTAATGCAATCAAATTTTTTTGTTGTTGTTGAAAGAGCTGCTTTTGAAGCTATAACTAGAGAAAGGCAAATAATAAGATCAGGCAGAGAAAAATTTAATGATGACACAAAACAATTACCTTTGTTGTTTGCTGGCATTATTATTGAAGGAGATATAGTTGATTATAATACTAATCTTCAAACAGGAGGAATAGGTGCTAGATACCTAGGCATAGGTTCTTCCAAACAATATAGAGAAGATACAATAGTTGTTTCACTTAGACTTATATCTGTAAGCACAGGTGAAATTTTATTAGAAACATTAACTTCTAAAACTATATTGTCTGTAGCAGTATCAAATGATGTATTTAGATATATAGAAGACTATACAAAACTTGTAGAGTTTGAAACTGGTAGTGCTATGAATGAAAGCAAATCTATTGCTATACAAGCTGCATTAGAAACTGCAGTTGTAAATATTATTAATTTAGGTATTGAAAAGGATTTTTGGGAGTTTAATGAATAAATATTTTTACTCAATTTTATTTTTATTATCTTTATCAGTAATAGCTGATAATGAAATATATATTGATCAGACAGGTAGTAATGCCTCTATAGATTTAGAACAATTAGGTAGTTCCAATATTATTGGAGGAACTAATGCTGTTTCTGGAACCATGACTAAAGCTATATTGAATGGTGGTACTATGACACTTGATATAAATCAAATTGGTTCTTCTAACCAGTTTTTAACTGGAGGACTACTTGGTTCTAACTTTACAGGTTTTTTTGAATTTGATGGTGACTCTAATATATTTGATATTGATTTAGATACAACTGGTTTGAATGGTGCAGATTATGTTGATTTAAATATTGATATAACAGGATCAAGTAATGATTTCGAATTAGACTTAGGTCAATCATCTGCTGTAGATTATCTTAATTTAGATTGGATTATAGATGGTGATAGCAATGAATTTGATTTTGATATTGACTATGAATATGCAACTAATTACATAGATATGCTAGGTGATAGTAATGTCGTAAATTTTACAGGTAGTGGTTATGGTGCATCTTCAAGTGATGCAGGATATTTTTATTTAGATTTAACAGGTAGTTCTAACACATATAACATTACACAATCTTCTACTTTAGCAGCAGATTGGCTTAAAATAGAAAGTAATGGATCAAATCAAAATATTTGTATTATTCAGTCTGATGGTGGTACCTCCACTTCATGCTAATAGTATAGGAGATATTACAGAACTAAAAGGTTATGCTCGCATTGTTAGAGATGCACCATATCCTGCTGAATTAAATTTTGATATAAATTCATTTGATAATGTACAAACTGCTAATGGTAGAGTTGGCATTACATTTGTAGATGACACACAGGTACGACTTACAGAACACTCAAAATTAATTATTAACGAGTATATATTTAATCCTGATCCTGCAAAATCTAAAATGGATTTGTCGTTTGCAAGTGGAACTATTAGATTTGTTTCTGGTAGTGTAAACAAATTAAATAAAAAAAATGTAACATTACAAACTCCAAGTGCTGATATTGCAATTTTAGGCACAGACTTTACTGTTACTGTAAATGAATTAGGTGAATCATTAATAATACTTTTGCCTGGATTAGATGGACTGGCAAGTGGTGAAATAATAGTATCCACAGCTATAGGACAAGTTACATTAAACAAACCATATCAAGCTACAACAGCTACTATGTATGAACAACCACCTAGTAGTCCTATAACATTAGATATAACTTTAGAGTTTATCGACAATATGTTAATTGTTAATCCTCCTAAAGAAAAAATTACTTTAGAAGAAAGACAAGAAAGTAGAACAAAAGATTATTTAGATTTTACAGATTTAGATATAGATTTTTTAAATGAAGATTTATTAAGTTTAGATGAAGACTTTGAATTTTCAGAATTAGACATTGATTATCTTGATGTTAATTTTTTAGAAGATTTGTTAGATATTATCGATGATTTGCAATTTGAAGAAGAAGATCAATTAAATCAATTTGTTAGTTCTGTTCCTATTACTGGTACAGCATTAGGACAAGACATTGAAACACAAATAACAACAATTCTACAAGGTGATGAAATAAAAATTATTCGTAATGTAAATCAATATGTAACATTAGATTTAGATGCAGACCAAGCATATTCTGTAATAATAATACAAGATGGTGTTTCTAAAGCTATAACTATTAATAATGGTGGATCATCAACGATACGAATAACACAAGGATCAGGATGAAGAAACATATAATATATTTATTAATAGTTATAAGTTTCAGTTATAGTTTATTTCAAAATTTTAGTTTTGTTGAAACACTTAAGTTAAAAACATTTGATGTATTTGTAAAAAAACAATTACCATCTGACAACTTTGTTATATTAAATATAACAGATGAAGATGTCAGAGCTAATGGTGGTTATCCTTTTCCTCGTAAAGATTTAGCACAAATACAAGTAGACTTAATTAATGAAGGTGCAATAGGTGTTGGATGGGTAATTAGTTTTGTAGATGCAGATAGATTTAATGGAGATCAAATATTTGCAAACTATTTAAATTATATACCTACAGTAGTTGCAACATTTGAAACAAACAATAATTTAATTCCTCCTGTAACAGGCACTGTTATTTTAGGACAGGATGTAGATGGCATAGAAGCAGAAGGATATATGCCAAACATAGATTTAATTGCAAACAATGCATATCAAGGATTAGTTTCTGCACCAGTTGATAGTGATAATCTTCTCAGAAAAATTCCTTTATTGTATAAAACTAACGAAGGATGGACTCCATCTTTCGCCACACAAGTATTAAAAGTATTAGCTGGTGCAGACACTTATATAATAAAAACTAACGAATCAGGGATACAAGAAATATCAGTACCTGGTATACCACCAACACCTTTAGATAGTTTAGGTAGAAAATGGATTAGTTGGGTTGATACACCACAAACAACATTAGAAGAAATGAATGTTGCAGGTAAGTTTGTTTTTATTGGTGTAACAGCAAAAGGTGTAATGCCACAAATAGCTGTGCCTTCAGGACTTGTTTATCCACATCACGTTCAAGCTGCTTTAGCTGAATCTATTTTGATACAAGATAGTCCATATATACCTAACTATTCTTTATTAGCAGAAGTATCAATATTGTTTATTACAACATTGTTAGTATGGATTAGTCTTAATACATTTAGATTAGGATATGGTTTAGCAGCGTTTATTTTTGTTCTATGTGGAACATCATATTTTGGAATACATTTAATAAGAAGTGGACTTTTAATAGATGTTACTTGGTCTTTAATAGCTAGTTTTTTTACAGGAGCTACAGCTTTTTATTTAAATTACAAAGAGCAATATAAATTAAGACAACAAATTAAAAAACAATTTGAACACTATCTTGATCCAAGACAAGTTAAAAGATTACAAGATAATCCAGAACTTTTAAGATTAGGTGGTGAACGTAGAAATTGCACATTCTTATTTACAGATGTTAGAGGATTTACTGCATTATCTGAAAAACTAGAGCCAGAAGAAGTTACAAAAATTATGAATAAAGCTTTAACAATACAAGCTGATGCAGTAAAAAAATATGGTGGTATGGTAGATAAATATATTGGAGATGCAATGATGGCTATTTTTAATGCACCTATGGATTTACAACATCATGAAAACCTAGCAATTTTAGCAGCAGAAGAAATGCTTGACGAAATAAATAAAGCAGAGTTAGAAGTTCGTATTGGTATCGGGATAAATACAGGCAAAGCTGTGTTAGGAAATATGGGTAGTGAATCACGATTTGATTATACTGCCATTGGCGATGCTGTTAATCAAGCTGCACGTTATGAATCAGCTACAAAAGATGTTGGAGTAGATATAATTATAGGTGAAGAAACAGAAAAATACTGTGGCTTACATCTAAAAGAACTTGAACCTATAATGGTAAAAGGTAAATCAAAACCTTTAAAAATATTTACTGTGAGGTAACTTATGAAAAATTTATTAAAAGATATTGTAGGTGCTGTAGCACCAAGTTTAGGAACAGCATTAGGTGGACCACTAGGTGGTATGGCAAGTAATGTTATATGTGAAGTTTTAGGTTGTGATAATAATTCTAAAGCAATAGATAAGGCAGTGCAAAATGCTACACCTGAACAATTGTTAGAATTAAAAAAAGCTGAAAAACAATTTGAAATTCAAATGAAAGAATTAGATGTAGATTTATTTGCATTAGAAACTGCAGATAAACAAGATGCTAGAACAAAGTTTAGCAAAGATTGGACTGCAAGAATTATAGGTATATTTACTGTTGGTGGTTTTTTAGGTTATATATTTTTGGTGACACTACAACCACCAGAACAAAACTCAGAAGCTTTAATTAATTTGGTCTTAGGTTATTTAGGAGGATTAGCAAGTGCTATCATATCTTTTTACTTTGGTGCGTCCAATTCGGACAAAGGAGAATAGAATGAATATATCAGAAGAAGGTAAATTATTAATTAAAAAATTTGAAGGTTGCAAATTAGAAGCATATTTAGATGCTGTAAATGTTCCTACAATTGCATATGGCAGAACAAAAAATGTAAAAATGGGTGATGTTTGTACACAAGAGCAAGCAGAAGCATGGCTTGATGAAGAACTGCATGAATACGAAGGTTATGTTAAAGATCAAGTAAATGTAAATTTAGAACAGTATCAGTTTGATGCATTAGTATCATGGGTATATAACTTAGGTCCAACAAATTTATCTAAGTCTACTTTGCTTAAAGTATTAAATGATGGAAAATATAATGATGTTCCTGCACAAATAAGAAGATGGAATAAAGCAGGTGGTAATGTTTTAGAAGGACTTACAAGAAGAAGAGAAGCTGAAGCTTTACTATTTCAGGATAAAGAATGGTATGAGGTGTAATTTTGGCTTTACAAAAATTTGTATTTAAACCAGGAATCAATAAAGAGGGAACTAATTATTCTAATGAAGGTGGTTGGTTTGATGCAGACAAAATAAGATTTAGAAAAGGTAGACCAGAAAAAATAGGTGGTTGGTCTAAAAATAGTAGCAATAGTTTTATTGGCACTTGTAGAAAAATACATATATATAAAACAGCAGTACAATCACAGTATGTTTCTTTAGGCACACACCAAAAACTGTATGTTAAAGAAGGTACTACTTATCATGATGTAACACCTATTAGAGAAACAACTTCAGCAGGTGATGTAACATTTTCTGCATCAAATGGTGATGCAACAATTACAGTTACTGATTCAACACACGGAGCAGTACAAGGTGATTTTGTTACATTTAGTGGTGCAACATCATTAGGTGGCAATATTGTTGCTAATGTTTTAAATCAAGAATATCAAATAGCTACTATAGTTGATTCTAATTCATACACTGTTGAAGCTAAAGATACAGATGGCAACACAGTAACTGCTAATGCTTCAGATACAGGCAATGGTGGGTCGTCAGTTGTTGGTGCCTATCAAATTAATTCAGGTTTAGATGTATATGTTAAGTCAACTGGTTGGGGTTCAGAAAGTTGGGGAACTAGTGGATGGGGTTCAGCATCAGCTTTATCATTAACTAATCAATTAAGATTATGGAGTATTGATCATTTTGGCGATGATATTATTGCTTGTCCAAGAGGAGGAGCATTATATTATTGGGATGAATCTAACGGACTTACTACAAGAGCAGTAGCAGCAAGCAGTAGAGCTGGTGCAAGCAATGTACCAACAGCAGCATTTCAAATTATGATGTCTGATGTAGATAGGCACGTTATAGCTTTTGGTTGTAATCCTATAGGATCATCAACTATTGACCCGTTATTAGTTCGTTTTTCAGATGCAGAAAGTGCAGTAGATTGGACACCAACAGCAACTAATAGTGCAGGTGGTGTTAAATTATCTTCAGGCAGCACTATTGTAGGAGCACTACAAACAAGACAAGAAACATTAATTTGGACAGATGCAGGTATTGTATCTATGCGTTTTGTAGGTGCACCATTTGTATTTAGTTTTAATGAAGTAGCAAGTGGTATGTCAATGGCATCACCTAATGCTGCAGCTACAGCAGGTGGTACAGTATTCTTTATGGATAACGGAGCTTTCTATCAATATGCTGGTTCTGCACAAAGATTGCCTTGTACAGTTTTGGATCATATATTTGATGATTTTAATAAAGAACAAGCATATAAAATTTTTGCAGCACCTATACCTGATCACAATGAAATAATATGGTTTTATCCTAGTGCTGATTCTACAGAAGTAAATAGATATGTTATTTATAATTATTTAGAACAGTCTTGGAGTATAGGAACAACTAATGATGGTTTTGTTAGAACTGCTTGGAATCCTGCTTATGAATTAAATTTTCCAATAGCAGCAAGCAAAAATGATACATCTAATAATAACTATTTATATAACCATGAAAATGGACATAGTGCAGATGGCAGTACATTTACAGCATTTGTAGAATCATCTGATTTTGATCTTGATCCTAATGGAGAAAGATTTATGTTTGTATCAAAAATTATTCCAGATTTACAATACAGAGGATCATCAGACACAGGTAATACAGTAACATTTACAATAAAAGGTAGAGATTATCCTTTACAAGATTTGTCTACTTTATCAACAATTAATGTTACACCTAACTCTACGTTTACAAATGTTAGGGCAAGAAGCAGGCAAAGTGCTATCAGAGTAGAAGATTCTTCTGATAACTTTAGTTGGAGACTTGGTGATATAAGATTAGAATTAAGACAGGATGGTAGAAGATAATGGCAGGAAAAACAACAATACCTTTACCCATAGCAGATCAAGAATATAATCAAGAAAATGAACTAATTACTAGAAGATTAGTTGAGCAAGCTATACAAGATATAAATTCTGATATTGGATCAACACAAACTTTACAACAATCTAATGTAAGTAAAGCAATTAAAAGGCATCAGTTTTTATTAATGGGAGCAAGCAGTGTCTGATAGTTTAAAAGTATTAGGTCAAGCAGCACCTTCAGCAACAACTGAAACTATTTTATATACAACACCAGACAAAACACAAACAACAATTAGTTCTATAGTTATATGTAATAGAAATAATAGTAATCATCATTATAGAATTAATGTATCAGTTGCAGGTGCAACTACTAGTAATAAAGAATATTTATTTTATGACAATGTAATAAATGCAAATACAACAGAAGCTCATGTAATAGGTATTACACTTAATCAAACAGATGAAATAAAAGTTTATGCAGATGCAGCCCATTTAAGTTTTAATTTATTTGGATGTGAAACCACAGAGGAAAGATAATGGATATTAAACAACAAACTAAAAATGTAGCAGCACAGGGTCGTTATGGTGACTCTATGCTTTTACACGTTAACCCTGCAGAAGTCAGGGGTTTAGCTTCAGCTATGCCAATAACAATAAATCCTGAAACAGGACAACCTGAAGCTTTTTTACCTTTCTTGGCACCAATTATAGGATCAATGGCAGGTGGTGCTTTATTTAGTGGAGCATTAGGCTCAATAGGTGCTAGTGCATTAGGTGCAGGTCTTGCACAATATGCAGTAACTGGTGATCTTAAAAAAGGATTGCTAGCTGGATTAACAGGTTATGGTTTAGGAACTGCACTACAAGGTGCAGGAGCAGCAGCAGAAGCAGCTAAAACAGGAACAGAAGCAGCAAGTGCAGCAGCACAAACAGCAGCAGCAGATGCTATAGCATCAGGAGCAACAGATGCAGCAGTACAAGAAGCTGTTATGGGCAGTTTAGGAGAAAGTGCTGCTAGTCAAGCTGCAGCTCAAACATTTGCAAACCCAGTAACAGGAGCTGTACAAAACCTACCATATAATATTGCACCATCAGCAGTAGAGGCAGGTGCACAAGCAGCAGCAAGTCCTACAGCATTTCAAAATTTACAATCAGCATTTACTGCACCAGGAACTATAGACCCAGCTACAGGTGCAATAGTTGAAGGATCACAAGGATTTAGTTTAGGTGCTGGCGGAAGTAACTTATTACAAGGTGCAATGCAACCAGGAGCTTATATACCTGCAGGAGTAGGTATGGGTGGTACATCTATTATAGAAAGCCAAGAAGCATATCAAAGGTATTTAGATCAACTAGATGCAGACGAAAGAAAAAGAGTAGAGGAAATGTATGCTAGATATCCTGAAATGATACCAGGCACATATGTCGCAGAAGGTGGTTTAACTGCTTATCAAAGAGGTGGTAGAACAGATTTTTACGAAGACTTTGATTATAGAGATTTTGAAGATATGGGTGATATTCCTAGTATTATTGGTGAATCTATAGGTTTAGGAGGTGTTGGAGTTAACCCAGCTTTTGGAACTTATGTACCACAAAGACAGGCTAATCCAATACCACAAGGATACATGGCAGGTTTTATGCCAGAGTTTGATTATTTTTCAAATGTTAATCCATCAGCTACAGATTTATCAGGACCTAATGTAGGTAATGTAGGAGCAGATGGTATGCCATTACCACCACCTGTAGCACCACAATTTAACCCAACACAAACAGCAGCTTATCAACAATTTTATGGATCAGCAGCTCAAGGTGTTCCGCAAGTAATTGATCCAACACAACCTACACAAGGTTTTAGTGTTCCAGCATATACCCCTCCACCACCACCTGAACCACCAGTAGCTCCTCCAAATGATCAGCCACCAGTTGATCAACCACCAGTTGATGGACCTCCAATCGTACCACCTATTGATATACCACCAGGTTTGCCTCCTATAAAAGGTAGTCAACCTGCAGTAACACCTCCAGGTGATGTAATGCCACCAGTTGTTGGATTACCAGGAGAACCAGGAGATGGACCAATAGGATTACCTGATCCAATAATGATAGGTAGACCAGTACCTCCACCAATAGCTGCACCAGTTCCACCAGGTGGTAAACCACCTAGAGATGATTTTATTTCTATAGGTGGACCAGGTGGTGGTTTTGATAATGTAAGACCTATGCCTGAACCAATAGATTTGCCAAAGCCTATGCCTATAGCACCACCACAAATAGGATTGCCTGAGCCAAAGCCAGTGCAATTACCAGAGCCTATGCCTATAGAACCTATTAGTCCTATAGCAGCTCCTATGCCTATTCAACCTAGACCAATAGAAAAACCAATAGAGTTACCAGCACCTATAGCACAACCATTGCCTGTAGAGCCAATTGCTCCACCAGTCAATATACCAATGCCACAGCCAGTGCCAGAACCAATTGCTATGCCAATGCCTGAGCCTATAGCTATGCCAATGCCAGAACCTATAGCCTCACCACAACCAATAAGTCCAGCACCGCAACCAATGCCTATGCCTGATCCTGTTGTTATGCCTATGCCAGCTCCGCCTGTGCAACAGCCTATAGTTCCTATTGAACAACCAATATCAGAGCCAATAGCTGCTCCAGTACCAAAACCAGTAGCACCAATAAAAGCTCCACAACCATTGCCTATTGCTCAACCAGTATTACCGCCAGTTATGGCACCAGTAATGCCACCAGTTAATGTGCCAATGCCAATGCCTATAGCACAACCTTTACCTGTAGCACAACCAATGCCTATGCCAGGTGGTATGCCTATGCCTATGCCTAGATCAAGACGTAGAGGTATGGAAGAAGGTGGCGATACCGAATTTCCAGATTTAAGCGGTGATGGCAAAGTAACACAAAAAGACATTCTTATAGGTAAGGGTGTTATAGAAAAATTTGCAGGAGGTAATACAGAATTAGTAAATGATCCATTAACAAAAAATGTAATAGATTTTATTATGGGTAATATTCAAGATGATTCTGTAGTTGCAAAATTTATAGATAAATATGGTCCAGATATATTTAGAAATCTTAGACGACAAGTATTAGCTTCTTTGGCACCTAATGCACAGACAGAAGGTATGATAGAAGGAGATAATAAAGGTGGTATGGCAGATGATATATATGGTGTGATTGGTGATCCAAGTAAAAATGGAGAACGAGTCGCTGTATCACAAGATGAATTTATAGTTCCAGCAGATGTTGTATCTATGTTAGGTGATGGTAGTTCAGATGCAGGTGCAGATAAACTATACGCTATGATGGATAAAGTACGTCAAGAAAAAACAAATACGACAAAGCAAGCTAAACCTATTAATGACAGGAGAGTAATGCCATCATGACAAATATTGCAAAAAAACAAAAAGAAGATATACCAGTATATAAATTTTCTTTAGTTTTACCGCAACATCTAACCCGTGTATGGGAAGATGTTTCTAAAATATTAGATAAATCAGTAAAACGATCTGGCAATAGAGTAAGACAAGTAGATGTTTACCATAGGCTTGCACAAAATTTAGCAAGTTTATGGATAATATTTGATGAAGATACTATGGATATTGTAGGTTGCGTAGTTACAAATTTGCATGATTATCCTACAGGTTTAAGAATGTTACACATAGAACATATTGCTGGTAAACATATGGATCAATGGGTAGAAGAGGGTTTTAATACAATGTATAAATGGGCTAAAGATAATAGCTGTCAAGGTGTAGAAGGCATAGGTAGGGCTGGCTTCTTTAACTGGGCTAAGAAAAAAGGATGGAAAGAATCATCTAGATTTTTTGAAGTCATGTTTGATGAAGGAGATAATCAATGAGATATATGAAAGGTGGTGGCGGATCAGCTCCTGCACCAACTGAACAAAAAGTTACTACAACTGATTTACCAGAATACGTTCAACCTTATTTTGAAAGGTTATTAAAACGTGGTGAAGCAGAAACATTACAGCCACAAGCACAATATGGTGGACAAAGACTTGCGTATTTTTCACCTGATGAATTAACTGCTCAAGCTATGACTAGAGGATATGCTATGTCAGGCTCTCCTCAAGAATTAAATTTAGCCAGTCAAAGATTACAATCTTTGCCAACAGGCATAGACTCTAGTTATACTGCTGGACAATTAGGACAACCAGGATATTCTGCTGGTCAGTTTGATTCTGGCTATCAAGCTGGACAAGTTGGTCCTACTTATCAAGCAGGTCAATTAGGATCACAATTTCAAGCAAGTTCTTTTGATCCTGGTTATCAAGCAAGAGATATTGGACCTACATATCAAGCTGAAAGATTAGGTTCAAGTTATCAAGCAGGCAGTTTTGATCCAGGTTACCAAGCATCAGTAAGGACATCAGGTTATCAAGCTGGTCTTAGTAGTTTGCCTCAATATCAAAAAATGGGATTTGAAGAAGGTGTATCTAGATTTATGTCACCTTATCAACAAGCAGTTACTGATATTGAAAAACGTGAAGCACGAAGACAGTCAGAAATATCTGGTCAACAAATAGAATCACAAGCTGCACAAACAGGTGGTTTAGGTGGCTATCGTGAAGCTATATTGCAAGCAGAACGAGAAAGAAATTTAGGACAACAGTTAGGCGATATACAAGCTAGAGGTAGTCAACAGGCATATGAACAAGCTGTAAGACAAGTAGGTGCAGAAAGAGCTGCAGATTTACAAGCAGCACAATTTGGTTTATCTACATTTGGACAAGCAGAACAAGCAGCTCAACAACAAGAACGTTTAGCACAACAAGCTTTTCAAGCAGGAGAGCAAGCTAGACAACAAGCTGCACGAATGGGATTAAGTGCTCAACAAGCTGAAGACGCTTCTCGTCAAGCCCAAGAAAGATTTAGTCAGTCAGCATTTCAGGCACAACAACAAGCCTTACAATCACAAGGTGCTCAAGGCATACAAGCTTTCCAAGCAGGTGAAGCTGCAAGACAAAAAGCTGCACAGCTTGGTCTTACAGCACAACAGCAAGAAGATGCATCAAGACAGGCTCAAGAAAGATTTTTACAATCTGGATTTCAAGCTCAACAGCAAGCACTACAAGCTCAAGGAGCACAAGGTATACAAGCATTTCAGGCTGGAGAAGCAGCAAAACAACAAGCAGCTAGACTTGGTCTAACTGCACAGCAACAAGAAGATGCTGCTAGACAAGCAGAAGAACGATTTAGACAAGCAGGATTCCAAGCTGATGAAGCTGCACGACAGCAACAAGAAAGGTTAGGACAATCAGCTTTTGATTTAAGTAGTAGATATGGTTTAGCTGCTGCTCAACAATTAGCTGGATTAGGTCAGCAAAGACAAGCTGATACTATGGCTAGAATACAAGCACTGCAACAGCAAGGTGCACAGCAAAGAGCACTACAGCAAGCAGGTATGGACTTAGGATATCAAGATTTCCTAAGACAACAAGACTATGCACAACGACAACTTGGTTTATACAGCCAATTATTAAGAGGTGTGCCAATACAACCACAACAAACAGTGAGTACATTCCAACAACAACCTGGACTATTTCAATCATTAGTTGGTTTAGGATTAGGTGGTTTAGGTATGTATAGAGGAATGGGAGGATAGGATGAGTTTAATTGATGTCGCAGCAGAATTAGAATATGTGCCACAAGATCAGCTTGTGCAATTAATGAATGATCCTAATTCTAGGTATCCACAATATTTAGTTTTATCAGAAGTACAAAGACGTACACAAATGCGTAAGATGTATGAAAATGAAGCAGCAAAAATGCAACAGCCAAAAACTACTGTTGCTGAAGAAGCTATTATGGAACTACAAAGTCAAGGTGCCATGCCAAGACAGCCTGGAATCTCCTCGCAATCATCAGGTGAAGGGTTATCGAGTATGGCACCGCCTTCTATAAGAATGGCAGGTGGAGGTATTACTGGATACCAACAAGGTGATAGAACAGCTTTACAACGATCTTTTGTTGGACCTGAATTTACTTATACTTACAATGCACTAGGTGCACCACAAAGAGTAAATTTAGATGAAGAAATAAATAAAGCAAGAGAAGAACTTGCACGACAAATAGAAATTGGTAATAGAGGAAATTTAGGTGGTGGAGATTCTTACATTAAACAAGCTGAAGATCGTTTAGAAAAATTACTATCTGAAAAAGAATCTGGTCAAGCAAATCTTGTAACAGCAATGGGAGCTACCAGTATGCCAAATGTTCCTGTTGAATTACCAGGTCCATCTGAAGAACAAGTTGTTGGACCTATGGGATTTATGGTGAATCCTAGCGGTGTTTCTTCTGATGATAATATTGGTTTTAAAATAACAGACCCAGAAAATGAAGGTACACCTGAACTTGATGATAGTAAATCATATTCACAACAAATTATGGATATGAGTAAAACTTTAGGACTCCCTCAAGTTGAAATGCCAGAATATACAGCAGAAGATAGACAAAGAGAACTAGATGTTTATGCATTAGGATCATTAGCTAAAGCTATTGGTGGTGCAAAAAATATAGGTGAAGCTGCAGTAAGTTTAGGTGATGCAGCTATGGGATTACCTGCAATAAAACGTCAACAACGTATGGATGAAACAAAACGTATGTCGGCTATCAGATCACAGAAAGTAGAAGAAATTAATCTTGCTAATGCATTAATTAAAACTGATTTATTAGCACAACAATATGAAGCTACTAACAACAAATCTGGAGTAGACAGATTAAAACTTATACAAGAAGAATTATCAGATTTAAGAGAAACAGGTTTTGGTAATCCTGATGCACAAGAAAGAATATCATATTTAGAAAGCATACTAGATAGTGAATTGGCTAGAATTTATGGCGTAGATTATGTGCGTAATTTAAATCAAAATACACTTAATACTCTTACACAAGAATAAAACATGGCACAGTATCGTTTACCAGATGGCAAGATACTAGAAGTAGATGATAATATTTCTAGAGATAATGCTATCGTTTTACAAAATCAATTAGCAGATTTATATCCTGATTACTATCAACCATTTAAAGAAGAGGTACAACAAACCTTTGGTGGTCATGCAGAAGAAATATTTAAAGGGATACCAAAAGGTTTTGCAGGCACATTAGTTAGTGCTGCAGAAGGTGTTGTTAATTTATTTGATCAAGGTAATGACAGTGCTGTAGGTAATAGTTTAAGAGACTTACAAAAATATATATATGAAGGTGATCATCTTTTACAAACTGATGAAGGTTATGAAGATGCTTTTTCAGGTAAGTTTGGAGCAGGATTAGGTTCATTTGCTTCTTTCTTTGTACCAGGAGCAGCAGTTGGTAAAGCAGTTGGTTTTACAGGTAAAGGTTTATCAGCAGCAGATAAGTTAAATAGAGCACAAACAGCAGCACAAAGAACAGCATTTGGTTTAGCAGTTCCAACTGGTATTTCTATGCAAGGTAGAAACATAGAACTTGCTAGAGAATCAGGTGAAGAAGTATCACCAGGACAAGAGTTCTTTTCAGAATTATTAGGTGGTGGTATAGGTGCAACAGAAGTATTACCAATACAAAGATTATTTAGATATGTACCAAAGACTGGTGCTAATCCAACAATTTTAAACAGATTACAAGATGCATCTGTAACAGGTGCACTTGAAGGTGTACAGGAAGCAGGTGCTGCATTTGCACAAGATGTCGTAGCAAGAGGTGTATACAGTGACACTATACCAATAGGTGAAAGTTTTCTGGATGAGTTTACTGTAGGTGGTGCAGTTGGTTTTGTTTCTGATCTTGCATTTAGAGGTGTATTAGATAAAAGAGGAATAGGTAGAGATTATCTTAATGATCAAGAAACTATAGCACGTTCTAAAATGGATCAAGCTAAGTTTAAAGCAAAAGAAGATTTTAAATTAGCTGAAGCAGAAGGATTGCCAACAATGGACCCAAGTTTAGTTCCTGATCCTGTGCCAGATTTAGTTGGTCCTAATTTACCTGAATCAACATTACAGTTTAAAGAAATTGCACCACTTGAAGAATTAGAAATTATTACTAATCCTAATGGTACATCATCTGTAATAGGTATAAACACAGGTCAAGATTATGGAACATTTAATGATGTTGAAACTGCTGCACAAGCAGCAACACAAATTAGACAAGACTTAAGAAATAACTTTATAGATAGTTCTATAAAACAAAACTTATCTATTAATGGTTTATATGGTAATGGAACAGCATATTCACTAGGTAGTAAAGTATATTCTCCTGAATCTAATTTAATTCCAGCACAAGCTGTAGCAGCACTAGATTCAAGAATAAATATAGGTAGAAAGAATAAAGCTGCTAAACAAAAACAACTCACAGAAAAACTTGATAGAAAACTCATAGCTGATTTAATGGGCGAAGGCACATTAAGTGTAGAAGAGATAGCACAACTAGAACAACAACTAGAAGCACAGGCAACAAGTTTCCCCACAAAGTCTACTAAAATAGATTCATCTAGTTTAGTAGGTCAATTGCACACTCAAGCTAAAAAGAAAGGTGTAGCACCTAAATTATTTTATACCCCAGCAGAAGCAAAAAAAATATTATCACCTGCAGACTTCAATGCTTTGATGTCTGAGAAAGCTCATATTGTATTTAAAAAGTCTGCTAAAACTGGTGATCCTGTTGCAATAAAAAGATCAAGAGAAAAAATTGGTGTATCTAAATCTGATTTTAATAAAGTTTTTAAATCTAAAAATATAATTGCAGACTTTAATTCACCTGCATTTCAATATATAGCTGAACAAATTACAGGCACCAAATCATTTGGTGCAATGAATCGTGGACAAAAAGAATTACTAGTTAATGAACTTAAAACTTTACCAAGATTTGATATAGAAACGAAACTACCTGATTACAGACCAAGACCATACTCAGTCAATGATGTAAATAATTTATACACAGACTACAAAGGTGAAAGAGTTTCTAATGCTGAAATAAAAGGTCTAGTCAAAAATAATGAAACAGGAAAAGATTTAACACCAAAACAATTACAATTACTGCGTGAAGATTTAATTAATTCTGGTAGGGCAGATAAAGTAGGCAATAGGTTAGTAATGTCTACAGACTTTGAGCAACGTCAAGCAAAACGTGCACAAGGTTTAAATGAAACAGATCAAGAGTTTGCACAAAGATTGCAGCAAACAACAAACTTATCACAAGAAGAGATAGCTGAAATAGTAGCACAAAACAATATTAACCAGTCAGAGGTTATTAATCAGGAAGAAGTATTACAATTACCGCCACCTGAGTCTGCACAGAAATATGCCAACTTAGAAAAAGTTTTAAGAAAAAGATTAAATGATCTAGGTTTACCAGACATAGGTTTAAAATTACAAAATCGTATACGTTCATCTACAGGTATTAAAACTGTAAATGGTAAGCCAGTATTACAACCTAGAGATGATACAGTTCAGGGTGAGTTTGATGCACCTATGCAAACAATTTTAGTTTCTATGACTAAGATGGACCCAGATGGAAGTAAGACTGATGCTGAACTAGAACAAGCTATAGCAGGATTAATGGATCATGAAGCTATTCATGCACTGCGTGAGTTAGATTTATTAACAGAAGCTGAGTATCAAACTCTAGTTAAATATGCAAAGAAAAGATTGCCAGCAGGAGAAATAGATCGAATTGATGATGCATACAGAGATGATGGTCAAACCATTATAGAAGAAGAGTATGTAGCAGAACTCTTTAGATTTTATCGTGATGATCCTAAAAGCATAACAGGCAGACCAAAAACTTTAATAGGCAAGATAATAAATTTCTTTAAAGGATTTTTTGATGGCATATTTGGATCAGGCTTTAGAACACCTACAGCTATACTCTCAGACATAAGCACTGGTAGAGTGGGACAAAGAGAAAGAGGCGTACAAAGAAGTCTTAGAGATTTACAATATTTACAAGAACAAGGTATTCCAGTTGTGCCACCTAAATTTTCACAGGATCAAGAAGATGCTAGGGTTTTATTAAATGCAGCATATACAAAACTATATGATGCTGAAAGAGTTTTAAATGCAGATGGTCCATATGTTGGTAGAAAAGTATATGCAAAACTATTTAATGATGTGCAAAGAGCACAAGCAGAAGTAGACAGATTACAAGATGAAATACAACTTACACCTAAGTTTTCTAGAGCAGGCATAACTCCAGAAAATATTTTGTTTCCTGGTGCTACTGAAGAAGCTTTATATTCTACGTTTGTAGATACTAATAGAAATCCAAAAGCAGAAGACATTCAAGCTGTGCATAAAGCTTTTCATCCAAAGAAACAATCGCCAG